GTATACAGTGTTTAAGATTCCTACATCAAATAGTGTAGCTCATAATGAAACATTGAAAGCAACAAATAATGTTGGTTGGTTGTTTAGATAATTATACTTTATATATGTGACGTTCGGCGCCCCATATGCTGAAAACACAAAAAAACGAAAACAAAAACCTACATAAAATGATGACATTTGCGACAATTTATGTAGGTATCAGCTACAAAGTTTGAAGTACGGTTTTTCAATGATTTCAGCAACTTACAAAAGTTTACATAATATACATTATCAGACGGCCCCCTTGATTTATCTCAAGACGGCCCCCGAAGTTGCGCAGAGCGAGCCTGCCCCACAAAATTTTTCATGTAAATCCATAGGGTTCTCCCATCTTACTTTTACATCTCAATTATAAAGGGCTTGACGAAATATTTTTCTTCACGTATGGTTATTGCCAATTTAACCAACACTTTTATATAGGAGACCACTCAAAATGGCTGACGGTGACGGTAAGAAAAGGGTAAAGGGAACGGATTGGGACCCCACAAGTGGCATTCCATTCAGATATGACAGGGAAATTGGCAGAATGCATATCCTGAAGGGAACTGATCATTCTAACACGAAACAGATCATTACATGGGAGACTGTGAAGCCCTGTACGGGGGACCGCTGCTATGCTCATGACATGTGTGAGTACAATGTCAGGGGCATGAAGTGCCGTGTCGAGCTGACTTATCTGAAAGCTGTGTCTGCTGTTATCTATCGCAATTTTAATGAAGTGCTCGATGAGCCCACTATGATGCGGATCGGACTGCACTTGATGCCGCTGTATCAGAATCTTTGCAGGTTTCTGATCGCTGAACTTGGTATGGAGTTGATGGAAGTCTCTACGAAGGGCACGACGATGATCAACCCCATCTATAAGGAGATTCGGGAGTATTCGAAGCTGATCGAGTCGATGTGGAAGTCACTGGGTTTGGTTGATTACTTTATCGAGTCTTCTGAGGAATTAGATGGTTTGACGCACAAAACTTCGGGCAAGCAGATACTTGAGGCGACAAAAGCGATTGGTGTTGAGCTTTTTGGTAAAAACTCTGAGACAGAGGTCGAGAAAAACAGGGTGCGCCGGCTGACCAAGCGGCAGTATGATCGCAAACAGCGCAGGCACACGATAAAGAAGGAGGGGGAATGCCAAGAATAGTCAGGAAGGTGATCGCACGCAGCCGGACGGCTACTAAGGCGGATCGGGGTCGGGGCAGTGTTGAACACCGTGACGTTGATAATCCGGAATATAGGAACGGTGCGGAGGGTATGATTAAGTGGGTCGAAGATCGTGTCTATGCTGAAATCACGCCTATTTCTGTTGATGCGCTGGCGGCGGGGGACATAAAGGTGTGGGTGCCGATGAGCGACCTGCCCGACACACCCCACCCAGAGACGGGAAAAAGCTATCGTGAGATGTGGGAATCACAGAAGAAGATTCTGAGACGTGCGCTTGAGATGAAGAACGGTCTGTTTGTGCACCGGTTGATTATTCTCTGCTGGATGCGGGGTGAGGGTAAATCGTACTTGGCTTGTTTGATTCAGTTGTGGAAATTCTTCTGCTGGTCACGGCAGCTCATTACTCTCGGTGCTAACAGCAAGGATCAGGTGAAGTTTGTTCACTTCGACATCATGCGGGACATTATCAGAAATTCACCCGAGTTGCGGCGGCAAGTGGGGGAACGCAACATTCAGGAGAAGGAAATCCGCATTACAAATGCGAAGGGTGAGATCGAGTCTTTGATCCGCTCTATCTCGTCTTTTACGGGCATCGTCTCGAACATTACGGGCTACACGTTCTCTGAAATGTTTGATATGAAGAACCCGAAATTCTTCGTTCAGCTTGACGGATCGATTAGAAACATACCGAACGCTCTGGGCGTAATCGACTCGACTGTGTCTGAAAAATCGCACGTTCTCTATCAGATGTATCTTGCTTTCACTGAAGCGAAAACATCGACTTTGTTCTATTCTTATCGCCACAGCAATAACGGTGATTTGGACGACTACTGGCACCCGCACATGACACGAGCGCAGTTGGATGATTATCGCACGAAGTTCCCATTTGGCGAATTTGAGCGGTATTTCCTGAATCTCTGGTCTGCGGGCACTTCTCGGGTGTTTACAGACGAAATGATCGAGGCGCTGTCGTTTTACAGCGTTGACGGTCGCATTTTAGACTCAAAAGCGACTTTTGATGTTTTGGAAGAGAAAAATAAGACGATAATCGTGCGAAATGAGATGATTGAGAAAAATGCGGGTTTCAGTATCGACAAATTGAACGAAAAAATCGTCTTTTTGTATGAAAAACTGGGAAAAATCGATGATATTTACGCTTTTTCCGACTTTCTGGGCACGTCTAAAATGGCTATTCTTGATGATCTCAAAAAGCTCGAAAACACGTTTGACACGTATTTTTCGCTTTTAGCTGGCATCGACAGGGGCGACCCCTCTGCGACTCGGGGAAAAGCGAGGACAATTACGAGTGTCGTTGCAAAGGGGCTTCCGGGCAGCAGGAGCAACCCCCACATGACAACTTTGTTAGAGGCAGCCCCCCGCTACGTGTACTTTCTCTTATTGTTGGCGGATGTTCGAAACCACTCTCTCGATCTGATAAAAGAAGTCTTGGATTTGTGCAACGACGAGTTCGACGGCATCGACTCGCTTTGCAGTGAGCGTTACGGTACTTGGGACATGCAGGGCTGGTGTGAAGATAGGAATGTCACATTCGAGACGATCTACCCCAATTACGGCAGGCAGCGTGAAGCGTTCAATGAGTTTTACAACATCGCTAAAGCGGGTTTGTTCAAGTCACCGCTCACCCACATCAACGGTTCGAAGAAGGAAGAAATTCTGCTCGAAGAGATGTCGGTATTCGATCATGATCTGGACAAGAAGTGGTTCGGTTCACCCGAAAAAGACGAGCGATACGGCATCCAAGACGACTGTATCTACTCTGTCGGTTGGGGCATCTACGGTGGGCGCAACATCACAGCAGACAACTTTCGTATAAGAAAATCAATGACTTCGTTCGGTCAGTTTTTCCCAAATCGAGCGGTGCTGGGAAAATATTAGGGGGCCTCTCCCCGAAATTGCTTGACAAGTTTCTTTTTATACCGTAGGCTGCTACCATCTTTCTAAATACTGGACTACTTCAAAACGGGATGCGATGAAAATAGAAGAGATCGACCGGTACATATCAGAGATGCCCGACGAAGTGCTTTCACGGATCAAATTCTCAGTTCCGTGGCAGTACGGCACGATTGAAGAGAATGCTACTGACTCGGATGGATTCCCACTTCTTCCCGGCAGCAGTTCGAAAGACGCTACTGCGAATAGAGAAGCTCTTCAGATGTCGTGCTGGCGCAAGTTCAACGAGAACCCGCAGATTAACACCTCTGTCAGGGGCACTGTCGGTCGTCTGACCGGTTGGGGCTACGAGACAACATCAGTAATTCAAGAAATTCAAGAAGTTATCGAAGAAACTGAACTCGACGCAAGAAACCGGCTCTACACGTTCTGGCCGCAGTACGTCGGTCGAGCCTTCGTTGAGGGTGAACTCTTTCTTTGTCTGACCTGTCATTTAGACGGCTTTGTTGAAGTTGATTTCATTGATCCTACACTGATCAAATCGGGTGGAGCAGACGGTACGGGAATTATCTATCACCCGACGAAGACGAATTTCCCTCTCTTCTATAATATATCTGACAGCAGGACGGGTTCGGTCGTTCAGCAGATTCCCAGCATCTTCATTGCTCGGTACCCAGAGTTGGCGCTTCTTCCCGCTTCTCCCAAGAATTATACGAATCCGAGCGATTGTGTGAGTTATAACAGATCGCTACAACAGTCGAGCAGGAGCAGAAAGCGCAAGTTCGCCTCTATGGGGGGCTTCTTCAGATTTATCGTTTCATGGGATCGTGGTTTCGTCACCCGACGGGCGATTGGCTATTTACGCACCGTGCTTGAGTGGCTCAATCACTACGAGAACTTGAAGAAGTACGAAATCGATCATAAGAAGTCTGCGGGTGCTTATTTGTGGGTGTTTTCGTTCGAGAACCCGAGAGACTTCAAGCTCTGGCTCACACTCTCTGACGAAGAGCGTTTGAAGACGGGAATCTTGCAGAAGAAAACGCCGGGTGGGTCGCTTGTGCTGCCACCCGGAATGTCGGTAGAGGCGAAGAACCCGAATCTCACATCGATCAAAGAGCAAGATACAGATATTCTTCAGATGGTTGCTTCGGGTCTGAACGAGCCCGAAGACATCATGACAGGTACTTCAAAGGGCACGTTTGCTTCAGTCAAAGCGTCGAGAGGTCCGATGTCTGATCGCACATCTGACGAAGTCGCTTATTTCGACAGATTTCAGAAATATGACTTTTGGGGCAGCATCTTCTTTTTGAAGAGCAGGATCAACGGGTTTCCCGAATCGTTCAAAGTCGAAGAAGCTGTTGCTTTCGATAAGAGTAAGAAGCCCGTCATGAAGAAAGTAAAGAAGCGGCCCGAGCAGTTAATCGACATTACGTATCCCATTTCAGAGACAACCAATTTTGAGGGACGTGCAAGGGGTCTGCTCGGTGTCAAGCACGGACCCGTTTCGGAGTCAATGGGAGTTCCCGTTTCTGAAGTTGCAAAACGTATGGGTCTCGGTGGTTACGGTCGGATGCGCTTGCGCAAAGCAACTGAAGACGAACTGTATCCCGAATTGGTTTACACAGTAGACGCAGAGACCCTGCAAGAGAGCACTGAGACGGGAAACCCGCCGAAGCCCACTAAACCCAAACCCAAAGCAGCACCGGCGAAAGGAGGGAAATAAAATGCCTTGGACGGTTGCCGACGTGGCCAGCAAAACGAAGAAAGCGAAGACGACTGCACAGAAGAAAAAGTGGGTCTCTATCGCAAACGGCGTTTTGAAAGACTGTCAGGCAAAAGGAGGAAGCGATTGCGAAGGGAAGGCTATCCGCATAGCGAATTCTAAATTTTCGGAGGATACAAAAATGAGTAAGGAAGCGAAAAAGATTCCAATGGGAGCCATGCGTTTCGTCGCCACTGAAAGCCATGCGTTCACCGAGTTCTCAGAAGACGGTGAAAAAAAGGTTGCAAAGATGAACATGACCGCATATAGTGGCAAAATCATCAAGAACCATTATTGGTGGAACGATCTCGCAATCGATCTGTCCGGCATGGTCTTTGACAAGTCGAAGTATCCTGTCTTAGAGAATCACGATCAGAGCAGGAAAATCGCTTTCACTGCCAAGCCGATCATAACAGATGATTTCAAGCTGAAGCTCGACCCTGAGAAAACCGCTTTTGTAGGGACTGAAGAGAGCGCAGAGTTTCAGAAGCTTTCTTCAGAGGGTTTTCCGTTCGAGTCGAGCGTATATGTGACTCCGCTTTCAGTCGAGCGTCTCGACGAAGGGATCACTGCCGATGTCAATGGTTATAAGATGAAGGGTCCCGGAACGATCTTCCGCAAGAGCCGTTTTAACGAAGCGTCTGTCTGTGTGTTCGGCTGGGACCGCCAGACGCAAGCCGCCGCTTTTTCGAAAGAAGAAGTAGAAGTCGATTTTGACGAGACCGTGCTTGAAGACGTTTCCCTAACAAACAATAGAGAGGAGGTGAAAAAGTTGGAAATTACGAATGTAAATCAATTAACCGAAGCGCATCCCGATTTAGTAAAGCAGATTCAGGATGCTGTGAAGTCCGAGATGGAGGCTGCTTTCTCGAAAGAGAGAGAACAGCTTACAAACGACATCGCCAGCAGGGACGAGATCATTACTTCTCAGAATGAGCGAATCCTGAAACTGGAGAAAAATGACACCATCCGGACCGAACGTGAATTGAAAAGCGAAGCGGACAGCATTTTTGCGTCCAAGCTGTCGGACAGCGATATCCCAGAGCACCTGTATGGGAAAGTCAGAAGTCAGGTCAACCACATCAAGTTCGTCAAAGATGGGATTCTCGACAAAGAAGCGTTTGCTACTGCGGTCGATGCCGAGATCAAAGACTGGGTTGATAAGGGCGTTGTCTCTTCCGTTATGGGTACGGGCTTCAGTTCGAAAGCAGTCGATAATACTGAGACTTCTGACGAAGTTAAAGTCAAAGAGCAGAATGCATCGATTGTCAAGAACATGTTGGCGTCAGTCGGTGTTAAGCCGAAAGAGGCTGCCGCTGCCGGCCAGTAATTTTTTTTGATTTTGATTTTTTATTGTTGCGTTAATTTATTTTGAGGGGAGGTGAACAAAATATGCCAGAAACACCTTTTGACATTCCAGCAGTACAGTACGGAGAACAGTTAGACTACGCAAAGCTTTATTACTCGGATCACCGGGCTGCTTTGCGGGTTCCGGTCACACTGAAAGCAGGCTACGGTATTGTTTACTCGGGACAGGCACTTGCCGCTGATTTGTCTGCGGCCGCTCAGGGGTTGCTCGTTCCGTACAAC